TTGGGTACTAAATAAAAGTATTCATTCATCATAAAAGCGTCTAATAAATCGGGCGATTGTCCTTGTAAATACTTTGCCGACATTTCCTTTTTTTGAATAAGTTTATACGGTTCTTCGTCTGTTCTTTTAGCCTTCTTTATTGCTTTCCTTTCAAATAAGAATCTTTGTCGCATTGTCATCTTATCGTCATACATCATATTCGCAACCCTTTCAGAAACATAGTATTCGTTAGAATTTACTTTATCGCCTGAAATATAATAACATTGTGTTTTTAAGTTTGCAAACTTTCGAAGATCCTTTGTCGTTGGAATTGCTTTTCCGTTGTTTAAAAATCCAATTGATCCAGGAATAAAGCCTGAAGAAGTTCCGCCAATAAAAGCACCAACCCCGTTCGCATCATAAACAACCCTTGAATTCGGAACCTTGTAATCTTGTTGAAATTTCCTGATCTTGTTTATAATATCCGCCCCCGAACTTTTATCCATCATAATTAAATCTTCGAGCCGCCTTCCTTCAAAGTAACAAATCATTAATTTATCATCGCCAAAGATTGCCGCATCGACCGTAATTGCACCCGCCCCACCTTCAACAAATGTATTCGTAAAAATATCTTTGAAAGAAATATAATCGTAAATATCTTTTTTGTTAACCGCTACCTTCCAATTTCCTTCGAGTAATTGGGCTTTCGTTTCTTCATCTTGTGCCGCCAAATTTGCCAAATAACCAGGATCAACAGTTAACAATTCTTTATTCTCATAAACCGAACCACCAATAAAAGTAATTGACTTAATGAAACTCGCTGCGGGTTGCCCTGACTTCTCGATTAATGGATTAATGAAATATCCAGCCAGTTCGATAACTTCCTCGACTGTATCGCCCCAAATGAACGAATCGCCATCCTTTGCGAAATACCTAACAACCCCCGACCGTTCAGGAATAGGAAAACCATCTTCGCCAATCCACCAGGCAATTAATTCCGAAACCCAACTATCGGGATCAGGATTGCAAGTCGCACGAACGCAAGGTTTAACCCCTGAAGTCGAACGATTCCTGGAAAGCAAATAAAAGAAACTAAACTTTGAAAAGTGGGTTAATTCGTCAAAACCAATATACGCAATTTGTGATCCTTGCCAATCGTAAACATTCTTTTCGTATTCTAAATGGGAAAATTTAATCTTTGCCCCTGATTGAAACGACCAGGATAACGCACTTTTATTAGAGGTTGCACCAACAAAAGGATAAATTTTCGAGGCTTCGTCCCATAACGCACCAGGGTTCGTAATTTGTGGCGTTGTCCTTCTAAAGATAACCGCACCGAAATCTTTGTTTTGATTGTAACGTAAAGGATCCAGTAATAAACAAAATGTTTTCCCCGCCCCCGCAGCACCACCACCGATAACAATATCCGCCCCCGAACTTAACGCCTGGAGTTGGTAACCAGGTTGCGGCCTTATAACTGTTTTTTTTATCAATTGTTTATTTATTAAATTTCTGTAAATGCTAAAACTAAAATAACGAATAATAAAGTTAAAACAGTTAAACCGACAATCGACAAAATTAAGTTTTCCCTTTTTAATCGTTTGATCTCTTTTGTTTCTTTCATATTTCTAAAATTCAAATATTAAATCATTTCTAAATAGTGTTATTTCAATTACATTGTTCCAGCCTTTAAAAGTCCATTTAGGTTTATGCCTAAACATTCTAAATCTAAACTTTGGATTGTCCCATTCGTAAAAATAAGTTATGTATAATTGTTTTGACCTAAATTGTTTCATATCTTATTTATTATTAGTGCCTTAATTAATTTTAATCTTTTATGTTGTTTTTTAATAGTTGTCTAATTCGTATCGCATTAAAACGCTCTCTAACAGCCACTAAATTGCATTGAAAAAACGCAACTTAGTTTGGTGTTATAGCCAATTAAGTTTGTGGCTGCTTATATCTATTTAGTTTTTCATTATCACTACAATAAGATTCACCTAAGTAGTATTTATTAACACCTGAAATAACCCACCATTCAGTAGTATTATCATCATCACTATCGCCAAATAACAAGTCATTATTTAATCCTATGTAGTAGTTGTGGTTGTAGTGGCTTATTTCATCAATCCTTTTAAATTGTTCCATATCTAAGCCGTCTGTATATTTGTCTAATTTCTTCATCTGTTTATATTTAAAAGGCTATAACACAATGTATAACCCATATTCGTACCTCATACGGTTCATACACAAAACGTTAGGTTTAATTACTTATAGTTTAAAATAAACTCAAAATCAAACTCTTTAGCGTTATTATTATTTCCATTTACTGGATAGTATAACAAGGTGTTTTTAATGTCGCAAGCCTGTTTATAATCAGCACATTCTATATTCAAATAACTTCCGTTGGCTAATAATATTAAGCAGCAAGTTTCATTTTCAATAACAGCCCCTAACATATTTGCTTGTATTCCGTACAATGGTAATTCTTTTGTTTTCATATCTTTATTTTTTAAATTAAACTAAACCTAACCTAACACCGTGTTATATTGCATTGAAATAACGCAACATACACTAATGCATTAGCGTTCATTAATCTTATCAATTAAATCATCAAAACAGTCAGTTATTCCTTGTTTATAAAGTTCATCTTCTGTTTCTCTTCCGCTTAAATTCTGTGAGTTTAGAAATATAGTAGTTTCTATAAATTCATCCTTTTCACTATCATTAAACGAAACGCTAACATCGTCTATATTTAATGCTTTCAGTTTAATATTAATCAAGGTAAGTTCAGATATTTTACCAATATTTATATCGCTTGGTTGTTTTTGCAACTCTTTTATTCTTTCTGTTATTTGGTTAATCAATTCTATCATTCTATTTAATTTATCAGTTAATTCGCACTAAACATAGTCTTTGCCATTAGCAAATAAAAAAGGGCTTAACACAAGCCCGTTTGAAGTTTCAAAAGTTCAACTTTCATATTAGCACTTTTATAATTCTTAATAGCCTCATCAAAGTTCTCGAATCTTTTACCACCACTTTTCCAAGGGTTGTTCGTTTCCTTTCTTATTGAAACGTAATTGTTAAGCCCTGAAGCAATAACAACTGAAAAAATTGTATTTTTAATTTGGATCTTCTTTGTTTCGTAGTTTGTTTCCTGGTTCTTCATATCATTTATGTTTTTAAGTTCGATGTAAAGATATAAACTATTTTGATATAAACAAGCGATAAAGATAATTATTTTCGATTTTTTTTAATCTCAGTAATTACGGGGCTTCAGTTAACATCGCCCACCAGTAAAACAAAACTATTTTGATCCTTTCCTTTTTTGAGTGTAAAAGAATATTAATCCGCCCATAATTGCACCAGCAACAAAAGAGGGGAATTCGAAAATAATTGTTTCAAACATCATATTATTTATTTTTAGTTTCTTCGTCTTTTGCTTCCCTTCCATTTGAAGGAAGTTCGAAAATTGTTACCGCATTATTTACCTCTATGTTTTCAACTGCCCTTCCGAATGTATAATCTCGATAATCTTGCATCGCCTTCGCCCTGGTTCTTTTGTCGTTTAGTTCAGATATTATTATTTTAAAAGCGTAAGGGGTTTCTTTATCCTTTGCTAACTCGATAAGATCTTTTTCGCTTGAATTGAATATGAGTGCGTAAGCCTCCAGCAAATCCGTTTTGCTTAGTTTCTGAATACCTTTATCTTTTAACCCCGCATTGATAGTTGCAAATGATTTTCTCGGTCGTCCTTTGGGGTTTCCGCTTTCTCCTTTCTTGAATGGTATTAAATTTTCATCGTTTGCCATTATTCTCGTTGTTACTTCTCTGTTATTTTAAAATTCAAAACGTGTTCGAACTTCTTTTTGTTCACTTCTTTATTTTTATCAACCTTTATTTTGTGCCATTCTCCAATTGGGCTTCCTAAACTATCAACATTAGAAATAAAAATTTCCGCTTCAGGCTTTTTATCTTTATTAAGTTTGCACTCCATAATTTTACCTTTTACCAAATAGTTTAATTACTTGTTTCTTTGTTATCCCTTTAGATAAGCCAATTACATTAGTGTTTTTATTTACCATATGATTTATTTCAACAACGGCAACCCCTAAAAATTTATAAAAATGAAGCCTTATAAAATCGTTTTCAGTTTCTATTGTTATACTCTCTAAAGGTGTTCGGCTGAATCCTTCAATTATAACATCAAAAAGATTATGAAATTCTTCGTGTGTTAAATAAATATCTTTTAAAACCTCTATTTGCTGGAATTTAAGATCCCTATAATTAATATTTATGTATTCATTCGTTTGATAGGTTTTAATAAATTGAACCTTTCCGATTAGTTCTTGACTAAATAAAGAGGTTGATAATAAAACCAATATAATTAATAGTATTTTTTTCATAGTGTAGTTTTTTATTTTAACTGGTATTTAATCAAATTGTTTTCAATACTATGTATTATTAAATTGTAAAATTCGTAAATTGTTATATCTTTTATATCATAACCAATATAATAACAATACAAAAAAAGCCTTCTAAATCCGAAATGAATTTTAAATTCATTAAAAACAACTATTGTTTTTTGTGTTTCTTTATTGAAATATATTTCTTTTTTTGTAATCTTTTGTTTTGTTATTTCTCCAATATGTTCAAATAATTCTTGTGATTCACTATCGTTAAATAACAAATCTTTTTTTCGAAGTTTCATAAGTAAAGTTAATTAATTTATGTTAAATATATTAATGCAAAGGCTATTAAAAAACCAGTAATAAACAACAAAGCCAGTTGCCACGATTTAAAAGGATTAACATTTTTATCTAAGTGTTTTATTAATCCCGCTTTTATTTCGCTTTGCGATAATCTGTTTTTATTCCTTTCCTGGATTTGCATTTTCCTTTCGTTTATCTCTTTTTCCGATTTGTATATTGATCCGATTCCTTCCATAAGTTTTAATTTAACGATATAAAATAAGTTAGTTTACCACTTTTAAAATAATAGCCTAAAAGATCCAGCGTTTCCGAATTTCGAACCTCTCCGTTTTCTAAAGTTACGTACATAATTTAATATTCAATTAAACTTATTTTTAAAAGATCCTTAAACCTATCGTAATTTTTAAACCAGGTTGCCGCCTTTTCCAATTCTCTTTCGTATTCTAAAGTTAATTGATCGCTTTCTTCAGGAACAAATTCGTAAACGCTGCAAGTTGTTTTACGCCCGTTTACTTCGTTCGAAATAGTATCAACTATCTTTATTAATCCGAAATCCATTAACACCGTTAAACGGCTCGTTAAAGTTTGATGCGGGTAAATTAATTCGTCCCTTAATTCAAAGGTACTTTTTCTTCCGTTTACTCTTATGTAATCCAGTATCGCAACCGCATTTTGCTGAAGGTTCCCTCGATAAAGTTGTTCTAAATAATTTATTCGACTTGCTTTGCTCATATTTTTAGTTTTGAATTGCTTTTAAATATTTATAATAAAGTTCAGTATTGAAGTTTTGCCAATGGCTTTTCAAAGCCTTTAAATTTTTATTTTTCATATCCTTATTTTTTAGATTTTTCAACTATTCTCGAAAGTTCAATTTCGATTTTATATTTTATTTCTTTAGATAAATTAATTCGCTTTCCTTCTTCGTCTTGTGAAAACATAATGTTAACATCGCAATAGTCGAATTCGCCATCTTCAAACATTAATTCGATGCTTCCGAATAAACTGAATTCAATATCGTTAAAGTATTCAACTAAACAATTATCGAAAAACATTAGTTCTTTACTGTTGTTTAATTTTTCAGGGCTAAAGTTTGTAATTTTCATATCTATCATTTTTAAAGTTCGAAGTAAAGATAGGAATTATTTTTACAATTCCTATCTTTTTTTATTTTTATTTTGAAATAACTGCGATTTGAATTTCTTCTAATATCTGAGAATTTAAAAAATCTTTTACATTTGGGTTTGTCATTCCGAAATAACCTTCATTTTGCAATACTTTAATTTGTAAAGTTTCGCCTTTCTTTAAAAGGTTTAAAATTTCATTACAAAAATCTTTTTTGTTATCTCCGAAGTTCTTTACAGTTAAACCAATAATAACAAGTTTTTTAATCTTCTTACTATCTCTTAAAAGATTCCCTAAAGTTGTTAAATTCTCTTTTGTTATTGTGTTAGTCATTGTAATTAGTTTTAAAGTTCGATGTAAAGATAGATATTATTTTTACATTCACAAGCCTTTTATAAAAAAAGATTAAAAAAACTTTTATAAAACACGAAAGCCCATAAATTAATACGGGCTTCGCTGAACTTCAAAACGTGCGGAATATGAAAACGCAAGGAGTGAACGGCAAATATAATATATTTTTATAATTCTTTCGTTAATTGTTTTATTTTGTTTCTAATTTCTTTTAATTCTTCAGGGTTCCAATGTTTGTTCGTTTGTTTATCCAGCCTCGCCAGTTCCTTTAATTCTTCCGTTGCTTCCTTTCCTATTCGATCAGGTAAGTTAATCAGGTAGGCGGCTTCGTTTCCGTTCTTTGGGTGGTTACATTCAAAACATTGTCCGTTTATATTGTAAAGGTTAAATTTAATGGATCTAAAATTATTCGCACTAAATAAATGACCCGCTTCGAAATCTCTATTCCAGGAACAACCGCACGAAATACAAGGTTTGTATCTATCTCGTTTATTAACGTATGCGTGTACCTGGTTTTTGGTTGTGTTTAAAGCCCTGGTCGTTTCTGTTTTGCTCTTTAAATTCTTTTCGGTATTCTCTAAACTCTTTCGGCTTTCCGTTGCTTTAAAAGTTGCCCTTTCTATTTTCTTTTTTCCATTAACTGAATTATACAACCAATCAGGATAACAACCGCAATTAAATCCAAGTCCGTAAACTCTTTTTAACTGAAGGGATCCGCAGCCATAACCAGCCGCAATTCCCGTTCCTTTGCATTTCTTTTCCTTTGGTTTCATATCTTTTATTTTCGTAAAGAATTACCTTTAAATTCTATTATATTAAACATTTCAAACAACCTATCGAAAACCCTCGGACCATATTTTTCGTTAAATTCAAGAAGTGCGTCTTTAACATCTCCGTTCGTGTCCGTTTCCCTGAAGTTGCAAGTTATGTACGTTTTTGCTTTTGCCGTATACCTTTCTTCTAAAATATCTTTAAATAAATTATGTTTCCCATAATTCGAAGCATCCTTCTCGGTTTTAACATCGTCAAAATATGCGACCTTGGTTTTAGTCCTATTCATAAATTCAGTTCGTTCGCTGCCGTTTGTGTAACTCTCAAAGGTTGTTACGATTCTGTTTGCCGTATAACTTTTGAAAGTTAGCGGGGTTCCTTCAAATAAACTTTTTAAAGTTTTCATCGTTGAGGTTTTCCCGTTTCCATAATTGCCAATTATTAAAAGCCCTTTATCAAAAGAAGGATCCGAAAAATAATTTCCTTTATCATTCTTACAAAGTCTATCCGATTTAAAAAATCTTTGATCCCTTGCAAAGTAGTATAAAATAGTCTTTACATTATCCAGGTGCAATTCGTCAAACTTTACCCTTTCCAGGTCGTAAAATTTTTCTTTAAACTTATGTAAAAGAACATCGTAATTAACATTAAAAGTATTTTCGTTTTGTACCTGGTGCAATTTCTCGAAGTATTTTTTCGACTTCTCATTTGTCCTCGGCTTGTTTGCGTGCTCATATTCGCAAACCTTTATTCGATCAGTTTCCGTTAATGATTCTGTTAATTGTTTTAGGTGTTCATATTCTCTGCGGCCTATCATAATTGACGATGTATTTTTGGTTCGTTTTTATTTTCTTTTGATCCTTTAAAATTATTGTTTCTACTTTCCCAGGTTTTAAGCCTTCTTTGAATATCGAAAACCTTTTCCATTTCGAAACGCATCTTTTTTCCTTTTGGTTTCTTTTCCGTCCAATAATCAAAAAATTTATTTAACATTTCTTTCCCGTATTTATCCAGGTAAGGGCGTAAGGAATTTTTAAATTCCGCCTCTCTAATTAATATAGTTTTAATTACTTTAACATTAACACTATCATTAACACTTACACTAACACTATCAGCGAGTTTTGCAACTGGTTGCGATGCTTTGCTATCCTTTGCGAGTTTTTGCGATTCTTCAAAGGTAATTTTTTTATCGATAAATTGCTTATAAATATCAGGATAATAGCGTTTTAAGTTTCCGATTTGTCCTGATTTACTTCTCGATTCTGTTTTGCTTTCCCAGTTTTTAAGATCTCTTTTTAAACTTTGCTTAATAGGTTCGAAGGCAATTTCAACTAAAAGATTATCCGTTTCGGGTTCCTGGTCGTTAATGTATCTTAAAAAGTGTTTGAACAGTTGCCCCGCACTATTATCGTCTAACTTTTCAACCGTATGAATTAGATCGCAATATATTAACGCTGATTTTTTGCCCTTCATATTTCTTCGTTTTTAATTTGTTGTAAATAATTTCTTTCGGGCGAATGCATCCACGCCCCAAAAACTCGGCCAGGTAATTTTTCTAAAATTATTGTTTCATCCGTCCAAATGTTTTCGACTTCAAACTTTTGAAACTCTTTTATTTTTATTTGCTTAATTAGTTTGTTTTCAACTTTTTTAATAGAACATTCGAAATTCCTTGCCAGTTCCGTTAACGGATAATATTTAATTAAATTAAGTAAATCCGCCTTTTCAATATCTTTGTTTTTTGTTATCATATTATTTTATTTAAAGAATTTATTAATATGATTTTCGTCAGTACAAAAAGAAGTTCCGTTCTCGTGGTAAACTCTAAAAAGTTTAATTCTTCCTTCTCCGATCATTGGAAGGATTGAATACGAATTTCCTTTAATGTATCTGTTATTTTTTGCTTCTCTGAATGTAATTTGGCAAGTTTTCATATTGATTAATTTTAAAGTTCGATGTAAAGATAGACCTTTTATTTACAATAACAAGAAAGAAATGAATTATTTTTATAAGTGCCTGAAAATCAAAACGATTAATTTAATCTACCTGGATTTCGATTTGTTCATTAGGTAAAGGAATATCGATATTAAACCACTCTTTCGCCCACCTTCGGCAGCCCTCGTGAAATTCTTCTTGCTCGATTGTTGTGTGTTGTTTGATACTTCCAGCAACCCTTATTATTTCGCTGGTTTCCTGGTTTACTTTTTCTTTGAAGTTGCAATTGCTTTTTAATAGTTCGTGAACCTCGTTAGAATCCATCTTATCGCCCCACTCGATAAATATAGCCTCTTTTATTAACGGAACAATAACACCGAAATAATAGCCCCTTTGTAAGTCTGAATGTTTCTTCGTTTTCTTCTCTATCGTTATTACGATTTCTTTTCCGTTAAATTGTTCCAAAGAATTAGCCAGGAACTTTCGGTTCCTGGCTAACTTGTTATCGACTACATTTGAAAATATTTTTACTTTAGCCATTATAAATAAGTTTTTTCTTCTTCAATTCGTTCTAAAAATTGTTTTAATCTTGGTTCGATCTTGTCGATTTCTTCTTTGTAATCTTTTCGAGTTACACGATGAATAAATAATTTTTTTCCTTCAGTATAATTATATCCGTAACTTATGAAATCCAGGTAGTCGAGTTCACATAACCAAATATTACCGAATATTTGCCACTTATAACCAGGATCAAAAGAACCCCGTTTAATTGTTGTTCGTTGCGTCCAATCAATAACCGATTTAATTTCAATTCCGCCATTATCATTAAGTATTAAACCATCAGGCGAACCCCCTACATTTTTAAATTTTTCACTCTCACAAAAACCCCCATTCGAAACGATATTAAAAGTTTTATCTTCGTATGCGTTTTTTGCTACTGGTTCCCATTCGTGCCCCGCATCCATATATTTATTGGAAAAAGATTCTTCGTCCGCCTTCTCTTTTGTTACTTGTTCCTTTGCTAATTTAAAAGCGTATTTAATTGCTGGATCCCCGAAAGCCTTTCCATAATTCGCCATAAACTTACCGAAGTTTGAAGTTGTAACCTTTCCAATTCTTAAATCGAACCAGGCTTCCGAGTTTTGATCTACATCGTGAAAAATCATTACTCCTGAATTAATAAAAGGTTTTTACTTGACAATTCAAATCGAGAAACAACCCCGTCAATTTTACCGTCTTTAACTGCTTTTTTCGCTTCTTCCCATCTTGGATGGTCGGGAGTTAATTCGGGCTTCTTTACGGTCGGTTGTACTGGTCTAATTCGAACCCCACCAACAACTTCGCCCTTCATTTTTACGCTTGAATCAATAAACAATTCTAACATTAAGTTCGCCCAATCTTCAACGAATTTCGAATTAGCGAATTTTGCAACTTGTTTAGAGTTAGTCGAATTCAAAACAAGCGGTTTTATATCTTCATAAAAATAACAAATGTTCGCATCTATTTCTTTACCAGCAACCTTCGTTCCGTATTCTTGTTTAACTTCTTTGATTTTAAAAATTAATTGCTTTTTATCTTCGATCATTTCTTCAAGATCTGCCGAACCTAAATGATCGCTTTTAAATACTTTTCGATAGTGTGTTTTGTTTTCCATATTCTTTAATTTTAAAGTTAGTTACGTTTTGAATTATATTTTAATTTAATGAATTTAAACCCCTTATGTACGAAAGGAAAGGCGATTTTTTTTATTGTATGATATTGAAAAAATGAATGCGCTTCGCATACACTCGTTAACGAACCCCAAACTTCCGTTGTTTTGTTGTTATCGTCATTAACTGATTCGATAATAATTACTTCTTTTGGCATAATCTTAATTTTAATTTATAGTTATTTTAAATTTTAAGGGGGTTTTTAAGCCCCCTTTTTATTTTAATAGTAGTATGAATCCGCAATCATTTCGTTAGTCATCTTATCCGTAATTTCTTCGATTTCTTCGATTGATCTGTAACCTCTCGATTTAGTCATCTTTTCATAACGTAAAAAATATTGCTTTCCTACCTTGTGAACCTCTGCGAAGTACTGGCGATAACCGATCCAATATTTAATTTTAACACTTTCAACCTTATCGAAATAAACTTCCTTTTGACATTCCAATATCGATTCCGCTTTTTCAAGTTCCTTATCAGTTCCTAAAGTGTTTTCGCGATCTCTAATTAATTGAGTGCAAGTTCTAACAATAGATTCGTTTTCTTTTCTTACTTCGTTGTTTGCGTTAAATTCTTTTAAGTTTGTTTTCATCATATTAGTTTTAAAGTTCGATGTAAAGATAGACCTTTTTATTATAATAGCAATAAAGAAAGTAATTATTTTTACACCGATACGTTAACTAACTGAAATCCAGGACGTTTAATTTTGAACTAATTCTTTAATAAAAAACTTTATAATAGGAATGTATAATTGATAGCTTTCTTTCAGGTAAATACAAAGAAAATAAACTCTTTCGCTTCGTTTAAGATCCTGAAACAAATTCGAGCATTTAATATGGTTTCCACGATTGAAATGATCCAGGATCAATTCGTAATAATCGTTTTCTTTTTTTAGGTTGTTTTCTTTTAATAGTGTTTTAATTGATTTCATATTCTCAGTTTTAAAAAATTTCGTTTAACATATTTTTCGTTCCTCAAAAGACGTTTTCTAACAGTCACTAAATTTCATTAAAAAAACGCAACTTAGTTTAGTGTTACCCACCATTAGTAGATAAGTCTTTTGCTATTAAGTAAGCACAGTTACCATCATGCTTAATATCATCCATTTCATCACCATAACTTTCATTCCCACAAAATGGGCAACTAATACTACCTCTATTATAGTCTTGGTTTGGGTAGCATTCTTCTAACACTTGCTTACATAATTCTTGTATGTCTTTTTCTCTTTGTTTGTCCATAATCATAATTTAAACGGTGGGTAACACTGTATAAAAACAAGTTCGTACCTCACCAGATTTTTATACTCAACGTTTTAAAAAATTTCGCTTTCAAGTTCTTTAATAATTTGCTTGTCGTCAGGGGTTCGAATCTCTACCGTAAAATCGGTTGTCGAATATTCTCCAGGACTTGCAATGTATTCGAATTGCGTTCCATCTAATTTACGCCTCATATCTTCAGCAAAGCAATCGGCAATCTTAAATTCGTAGGGTTTCATCTTTTTATCTTTAATAAATGTTTTTCGTTTTTATATCTCGTATCTAATTTTACATAATCTTTTTCGAGTTCAGATCCTTCGAAATTTACTTTCAAGAAATCGTATTCCTTTTGAAGTTTTAAATTTAAAATTAAAGCATCGGCCAACAAATTTCGAACCGCCATAAATGAATTTTGTTTTTGCATTTTTAATAGTTTCATATCCTTTGTTTTAAAGTGGGGGTTTTTACACCCCCGTTATTTTTAGTTTCTAAAATCTTTTTTAAAATGTATTTGCGTTGGCAATCCCTTTTCGTTTCTTTCTTTACCTACTAAATAATATACGCCTTCTATAGTTTCGCCTTTCTTATTTTTCATTTGAAATATATTAACATTTTCAGGGCTTAAATTTAAAGCTAATTCACACTCCATTTTTGCAGTTCCCATTGTTGAATACATTCTTTGCTTTGCCGCTTCTGTAAATTTTTTAAAAGTTTTCATATTTTCTAAAGTTTTAAAGTTAATTTGTTGTTTCTATGGTGTAAAGATAGACACTATTTTAACAACCACAAGGAAAACTTATAAAAATATCGTGTAAACTTATACGATTTACGTTAACTAACTGACAACCAGGACGATTAATTTTAAAGAAAATTTAAAAGATACCATTTAACCATTTGTTCGCAATCTTATAACCAACAAATAAAAGGGCGGCCAGGATAAACCACCACCAAAAACGAGAAAGAAAATTTAATACCTTTTCCATTGTTGTTAATTGTACTGGCTTAACAACTGGAACAATTACTTCCTTTTCTATTTTAACCACCTCTACGGGCTTATCTATTGAATAATGAATATTACCACCCTTTGAGTAAAAGGAAACCGAGAACCCTTCTATTAAGTGAATTACCGTGTCTTTAAAAGGTACGTATTTAATAATATAATCTTTTACTACTTCCCTGGTTTGTTTATTCCTGATTAAATTAACAATTGAATCGATTGTCGAAGTATCTTTTTGAATAACTATAAACGAATCGATTTCCACTTTGGGAACCTCAAAAATTACAGTATCAATAATTGTATCGGTATTTAATAATTCAGGACATTTTCGAACAACCCTTTCAAGTTTTCTATTGCATTTATTTTTACGCCTAAGATCCTTCGAAATAAAAGGATTGCAAGAAACAAACAAAAAAGAAAGTAGTATTATAATAAAGTACTTCATTTGTAATGCGGATATTTTGTTCGCCCATCTTCTTTTATTGCTCGTCTAACATCTTTTCGATTCATTCCGCCTGGTTGGTATGAAACGTGAACCCAATCGGGGTTTTTATCGGTTCCAAATTCCCAAATTAATTGGTCGAACTCTAAGTTATCTTTAATGAAATGAAATATTTCTGAATTAGTAGCAAGTTCTTCGTCCCCGTCATTATCTAAATCGAGTGCCTTTCCTTCGCAATGCTGCGAAGTTTTACTTCCTTTTAAAATCTTGTTTAATTCTTCAGATCTCAAACCACTTGAAACAATTATTTTTCCAAGTTCGTTTCGTATTGGCTGGAAAACATTTTTCGCAATCGATTTAAGACACGATAACTGTTCTTCATTAGGGTTATTATCAATTCCGTGGTAAGTTGCCGTATTCGACTTCGTAACTTCCTTTAAAGATAAATTCTCTGATAGTTTCATATTTGATTTATTAAAATTCGTGAGGTTTTAAAGATCCTGGTTTAACTGATCTTTTTATAATTGTGTTTACGTCCTTCTTTTTTGCAATCTCTTTTTCGTTCCAGGCTTTAACCATCTCCGAAAGTATTGGTAATACTTGTTCGTCCCTAACTTCCGCATTCATACCTACAAAAGAACGCATCGAAACCTTATTCGAATCCGTCTTTGTAACATCTAAAACAATTTTGTTTCGTAAATCTTCCGCAATAAAATTTACTTGCGTTTTCACTTCAGGACTATTAAACCAAATTTCAACAAACTTTTTATTTCTTAATAAACCAATTATAACCGAATCATTTTCAAAAGACTTTATTAAACTATTTTCAAATAAAACTTGGTTTTCAATTTCCTTTCCTTTGTCAAAAATAGAAACTACATAATCAAATTTAGCTATTAAAAAAACAACAATTAAACCAATTAAAGCCTTTAAAATTTCCCCTTTAAAATCATTTAAAAATTTCATACTTTATTTATTTTCGTATTGTTCAACTTTATCAAATAATTTGCAAATTTGTTTGTCTTTTTCTTGGATGATATAAGTATATTTCGAACGATCATTGCTTGCCGATTCTTCCCACCTTTTACGCTCGATTCTTAATTGTTTTATTGTTTTTTCTTGTTCTTTTTTTACTTCAATTAGATCTATTATAGAATCTTTTAATCCTTTAATTTCTTTTGCTAATTTTTTAATTTGATTTTCGTGCAATACCCTTTCTTTATCCCTTGTTTCTTGAATATCTTGAATAAGATTTTTGTAAAAAATTTGCTCTTTTAAGGTTATTTCTATTTTATCCCGCTTTTTATTAATCCAGTTGCCAACTAAAACACTACCGATACCAGTTCCAGCAAACGCAATTATTTGTTCCGATAATTCCATTAATAATAATATTTTTTTGTAATTGGATCGTATTTTTTTCTTCTTGAATTGTTACCACCAGCAGCCGAAATCTTAAAAGAATTATTCTTTTGAGGATCAACACCGCAATCGTATTCAGGAAACAAAGAAGAATTACACTCGATAAAGTGTTCAACTCGATTAAGATAAGCACTTGCACCGCTATTACTTTGACCAACTAAACGATCAATCGTTCGATCAGTTATCGGGGTTGAATCAGGATTATTTTTTCCTACCATTCCGAACGCAGTCGAATTGGTGTTTGCCTTGTTTAAATATCTTGCATAAGACCAATAAACCAAAACAGATTTCAAACCAGGATTTTCGTAAGTCCTTCCGTTTTTAGTCCAAATAGAACCCTCGAAAAGATCCTTGTAATTTTGGTTCGGAAAAGGAGTTGGTAAACTTTTAAATTGTTCAACTAACTTTAAATAAAATTCATCGCCCATAAAAAGGCGAAGATCGAATTCTTGTGCTTCCTGGATAAAAGGATTTACTTTTTTATCCGTATCAGTATTTTTCGATAATGCTTTATATTCTTGAATATCCGTTATCGTTATTAAATTGTTTTCAAACATTACATTACGTTTATATCTTCATTTAGCAAAAGTTCGTCCGCTTCTTCATTTGAAAAATTATAAATAACTTTTAAAATTATTTTTTTCTTTGGCGAAACAATAGATTCGTTTAATAATAATTCAACAATCTTTTGTTTTCCTTCTTCAGTATCTTTCGCTTCGACAGTTTTTGCCGATACCGGTATAATATTAAATTCAGGCTCAACAATAAACATCGAATCGTTAAAAAGTTCCGTAAAAGATTCTTCTATAATTGTTCTGAAATCTTCCGTAACACCATTATAAAAAGCCGTAGCGTCTTTTATTTCGCTTGAATTTCCAAGTTTCCCAGGCGTTGCCAATAATAAAACCGAAGGAATTAAATAATTTCTAATTATATTATCCCGAACACTTTCTTCCGTAAACTGATAAAGTTTATCTATATCTTGAATGTCGACTTTTGTTAAATCAAAACTACTTTCGTCCGTTGTTTTCTCTAATAAAAGAATTTTACTCGTATCGTCTGAGCCCTGGAAAGTATTAATATTATCTAAAAAATCATCCTTATCGGCTGGATCTTCGAATTCGCCAACTTCCATAATATGCGAAGCCATAAAATTCGTAGTAATATTTCTAAACTTAAATATTTTCGCCTGGCTATCTGTTTGAACATCTTCGAGAACCGAATCCGAAGGGGCTAAAGGATATTCGATTCCTTCATTACTAAAATAATAAATTTGTCCTTTGTAATTTTCCCAGCCTCCAGCCTCCGCAACTTGTTCCGCTATTACTTCAGGATCAGGATCGTAAAAATTAATATAATCAATATTAGATTTTTTAATCTTTGAACTTTTCGTTCGGTCCCAGTCATCGTAAACCGCCAACATATTCGGAAAATCTTCATTGTCCGAAGTAGTAAATCTAATATCCTGGAAAGGAATATAGTTTAAAGAACTCTTTTTATAAAGTCCATTATAATTAATATGAATAGCAAAACCGTTAAATTTAGAAATTGATTTCCCAGTTTTATAAAGTAATTTATTAGCCGTCATCTTCCTTTGAGGGCTAACAACCATCTTCGCAAGTGCTTCCTGAAGGAAACCACCACCGTATAAAAATTTAGCAAATAAAGAAGTGCAAAGCGTACCAGTACCCGAAGAATTAATTATCGAATTAACTCTTTGAGGGTATGAATTATCGAAGTCATAATTAATTATTCCTTCCGTTTTATTAACTGGAGTTAATATTCTTTTTTCAATATCCGTTGCGGTTGCCTTCATTAAATTAATCTTTAACTTCGTTCTTCAAAATGTATTCAATCATTTTTTGTTTACCCGCTTTATGATTTAACTTGCGTAGTCCTTCCGTAGATAACGCCAGTTCATCGCATAAAAACCTAAGGGCTTCTTTATCCATTTCGTTTAATTGAGCGCTTAAACCGCTTAATTCTTCTTTAACTTCTGTTAAAGTTTCCCAGTCGCTCGGATAGTTTTCAAAATCATTAATTTTCGAAGGAAACCTTTTTAAGATTTCAATACTTTTTTTGTCTGTAATATTAGCATTTGAATAATGCGTTCCGTCTAAGAATATTAAAATATTTTCTTTTAATTTGAAAGTGTTTTCCATTTGTTTTTCTTTTAGTTCAATTTTTGATTTACTGATAGTTTTTAACATAATAAAAAGATCTTCTAAACAACCGCAATTTTTCGATTTGTTTAGTCCTTGCATCATAACAATCGAAGCAATTTCATTCGCCAGGATCCATTCGTTAGAATTATGAATATTTCGCCAGGTTTTTTTAGTACCTTCAAATGAAAGTAATAATTTAATTTTTCGCTCTAAATTCATAATCCAAAAGTAATAAAAAAAAGCATAATCGTATTACGGATTATGCTTTTCAATTTTAACTATTAAATTCGATTTACAATAACCCGTCAACTTTCGCCTTCGTAGTTGCTAAATCAGTATCGAAGAAAGTTTTCGGCATATGAGGTTCCAAAGAAGTTTCGTTCGATTTTAAAATAATATCAAACGCCCCTTGGTTGTCCTGGTTTATAATATCTCTAATATTTTGAGTAACTACTAAACCAGCATCCGCACCGTAAACTTCATAAGCCGAATTACCGTTCAAGCCTTTGAATTTATTGTTTACTATTGCAACCATTGATCCTTTCGCCATCTTTTCCAATTCAAGTTTCGAATCAGGGCTAACAGTAAACACCTTGAAATTAATTTCGTGGTTGTAAACTTCTGCAAATGTTTGTTTTATAAAGTCGTATTTCGGTGCAATTGAATTATTTTTTCCTTCGAAAGCATACGCAACCGCTGGAACTGGTAAAACAATATCTTCGATAATTTGATTGTTCGTTCCGTTATAAGTAATTGCCGCACCAAGATAATCGTCTCTGTTAATTAAAATCAATTGATCTTCCGCACCAGCTTGTAAAGGATTGTCGCAATCAATATCGAATCCTTGTGTAATTTTTCCGCAAATAGTTGCCATAATTTTTATTTTTAAATATTGTAAAAAAAAAGGGTTCGCAGTCCAACCACGAACCCTTTTTATTAATTCTTTTTTTTCTTAGTACGCTACTTGAACTAAGTAATCTTCGATTATTTTAGCATCAATAGAATACGCAGTATCTAAATGATTTAATTTAGTAACTGGATCATAAATAGAAGCCATTTCCGAAAGGTTTGCAACCTCACAAGTTCCGACTTGCGTATTTGTTTTAACAGTTAATATCGCTCTATGAGGCAAGAACCAAACCGTTCCGTCAGATTCGTAAGTTCTAATAATTCGATCCCAAAATTGGAAACCAATAACTTCGATTCCGCCACTTCTTAACATCGACATTCCATTTTCTAACCTTTCAGTTGAATAAGGTTTTTGGCAAGCCGTCAATTCTCTTTCGTACTGATCGAAAACCGATTGAGTTACTACATATTGTAATCCCTCTTTACCTCTTAATCTGAAGTCGGAACCGTAACGCATATTTTGAAGCGTATTGGTTACAACCTGGTTTTCCGTATCAGTCGCATCGAATTCCTGAGTTGCAAAACTCGCTTGTCCGTTTCTTGAATCCAAACCTAATGTTTTTCTGTTTGAATCCGCAGCAACAATTGCGAATAATTGTTTCCAAAAACCTTCGATTTTATTGAAATACGCTGGATCAGTTCCAACAGTTAAATTTCCCGCTGGAGTTACTGCCGCAGCCGTATCAGAAAACCAAACAATTCGATAAACTTCTTCGATCAAAGTGTCCGACATTCTTTCCATTAAGAAAGACCAAAAATCCGTTGAAGTTAAGTCAGCTTGTGCAATTCCGCATCTTGTTCCATAAATAAAGAATGATTCTTTTAAGTTGTCCCAACATTCCGTTAAACGATTTGAAACCGTTTCAGGATTCCAAAATTTTTCCGACATTCCGATAGTATTAGCATTAGAAGTCGGGTTACAACTTCCATCGCCTTTACCAGTTAAACCTTCAATTCTTCCTAATAAAGCAATTTGCTTTTTTGCCTGGATTCCTGGCGTAAATGTATGGAATACATCGGCACCAGGTTTCGCAAAAACTGATTCGAAAACCGCTTCGCTTAATTCTTTTATTTCGTCCCCGTTGAAGGTTAATTCTGCTGGATTAATTATCATCTTTTTTAATTTTAAATTCTACA